ATTTGATACAGGTTGGTCTAATGGTGTGTTGTACGCTGTAGAAATTTGACTAGCTATTGTAGAATACAATGCACTTATTTTCCATCTTGATGTTGCGGCGTCCCAAGATATTGGATATTGTTGACCAACACCCGCAGTAATGTATGACGAATTTCCATTGAATATTTCTATTTCGATGACATATCTTTGATATAATAAATCTCCGTCTGAAGGTGATGTATTGTTTGATGGTAAAGGTGTTACCGGTGTAAATCCTCCTCCTGAATAAAAATATAATGCACCGTCGGGATTAAATCCTGAAACACCGGAACAACCATTTGCTGCTTCTGACGATGTTACGGTTCCACTTGATAATGATTGAGATGGTTTACCACAAATTTGTAATGAAGAACTGGCAGGTACTGTTGCGGTTGTTGATGTATTATCACAATCTAAATAAGTTATTGTAACACTACTAGCACCTGAATTTGTTAAGGTATACTTACTACAAGTGCCGTCTGGTCTTGCAACTGTATATCTTTCCATCATATTAAAATTACTGGCATTTGCGGTTAACCCTGTTATTGATACAATGTTTAATCTATCAACATTTACAGTAACTTCATTTGCAGTTGTATCCTCAGTACAGTCGTAACAATCTGGATATGTGATTAACGCAAGTTTAAATGTACTCCTAAATTGAAATTCTTTTGCTCTTTGAAACATTTTTGCAGATGCTCTTGATGACACACCTGTACTTTCAAGAAGTTCGGCAATTGCAAATTGTGAGGCTGCAGTAACTTCTTTAAAGAATAATTGAATGAATAAACCAATATATTCAATATAACTTATTATTGTTAATATAAAGAAATTAAATCTGTGATTTCTAACCGCATCATTTATTGGAAAATAATTGTTTGTACCAGAACAATCGGCACCTTCGGCCGGCCAAATTTCTTTAATACCAATGAACGATTCTCTTCTATTTCTAACAAAGAAATTAAAAAGTCTTTCAAACGTACTTGATTTATAATATTTGTTAATAAATTGAGATACACTATAAACTCTATTGTATCTAAATTGATAGAAAAAATCTTGTGGTATTTTTGTTTTTCCTTCACTAATTGCATCATCACTAATTCCTAAAATTTCAGGAATTGCTTCTGTTGGGTAATCATCGATACTTGTACTAAATGAATATGATTTTGGGTTAATGGTTCCCCATCCACCAACTCTATTTGTGTCATTAATATGATACTCCCTAACATTTGGGACCAAATATTTTCCACTAAATCTATTTCTTTCACCCGAATCTTCTCCTAACGAAAATCTAAATCTATAGTTACCTTGAGTTGGTATACCTATATTTGGATTTTTAGATTCAACAAAATTACCAAATTCATCTGTTGTTATATAATGTAAATTCATTGGAACTCTAAAGAAGAAAGTTCCTTCTTCATTAATAGTACTATCTATTTCAATCTTTTCTAAAATCGGTCTGTTAATATTTGGTGAACCGTCTACATTTTTTTCATACTCCCCACTAAATCTAATTGCCTCAATGTCTCCTTTGGTGGTCATAAGTCTACACTTTTCACCCATTTGATTATCAACATTACAATTCTGTCTCAACGCATCTTTTCCTGAATCGGTAAACGTACCACCCATTAACAATGCATATGGCTGAATTCTAATTCCCTTGTCTTTTAAATCAAAATCGGTTCTAGTGATACCGATATCACATAATTCTTCATTACCCCAAAAAGGATAAACTTCTATTGTTCTATTAAATGAAACAACTTGTGGTAATTCTTCTAAATTATTTGACGATTTGTATGTGTAGGTGTTTACAAATCTTTCATCGGAAACTCCCTCATACATTAAATCGTAAGGGATTAAAGATTGGCACCCAATATCAGATAAATCCACATCAACGTGTATAATTTGTTGACCTAGTGGTACACCCCAAATCATAAAATCACCCGCATCGTTTGTCTTTACAGTGAATTTATAATATTTCTCAAAAACCTGTAGATACTCTTCCCTCGTTACGATGTCTTCTTGGTCAAAAAATTGACCTGTTGGTGTGTGTCCTGTATGTTGTTTTCTTGAGGGTAATAAATGGTAACGATAATTTTCTTCGTTTACGTCATTTATTTCTTTATATGGATATAATTTTGATATTACTGGGTCATTCTCATCAATACTATCTAAAGGAATGAATATAGAAACTCTTGCGTTCGGTACTCCAAATCCGTTATTAACGGAAACTCTACCTACAACTACCCCATAATCTGCACAAATGCCGCCAGAATATATGTCTCTTTGTGTAAATTTTAGAGATAATATTTCTAATAAATCAAAATCTTGTTTTAATTCAACTGTAACCCTTTGGTCACGACCAATATCTGTGTGAATTCTATGCTTTTGTATCATCTTATATAAATAGAAAGTCCTTAGTTTTCTATAAGATAAGAAAAAAACAAATTAATATGTAGTCGAAGTGAGAGTTTTCAATCTAACTTTAATATCTGTTGATGGGAATCTAATTTGGAATATTTGATTAGACTTCATATATATGGTACTTTCAGATTGTTGTATCTCTTTAGTTGCCTCATCTTTATATGTTTGTGAAACTTCTGCAGATGAATAATCTCCACCAATTTTATTGAAAACCCTAATATCAACCACGTTAACTACACCGACTACATTACCTATTTGAGTTTTTAAATCTCCAACTAATAACGGGTCTCCCATTTTTCTCTTATCGATTGAGAAAAATGATGTACATTGTTCAATAACAGATTTTATAATATCTGTTGAGTTTTCGTTTTTATTTGCAACTAAATCTATTTCTAATCCAAAATCAATAACTTCTCCACTTTGAATATCAAGATAGTCGTTTAACATTCTATATTTTGAAAGATAATTCACAACATTGTTTTTCAATGTGTTAGAAACGGTATCTGTTAGGTTACCTTCTTCGTCATATGATAATAACTTAATTCTAACTTTGTTATCTTCTTCCATAACACTAACCTTAGCCGGTGCACCAAAAGTACCTGGCATGGTTTCTATCATTGATTTATAGTCATTTAAAGTCACCGCTCTGTTTTGTGCGGCGAAATTATAAGCTATCATATTTCTAATTTCCTCAATTGTCGGGGCATCAGAACCACCAACTGCGGGTGTAATATTAGTAACTCTTAAAGATTGACTTACTTGGTCATTTATAGACGTATTAGGACCATTCACTACATATTCAACTGTATCTACCGATGTGATAACATTAACCCCTAAATTGGTTTCTTTTCCTCCACCGATACGATATTTTACAAATAAGGTGGTGTTGGACTTTGGAACTGCACCTAATGATGTGTTATTTAAGAAAGTTGATAAATTAACTTTCATACTATTGGTCATGTAATTGTCCAAATTATCCATTGGGTCAACATTTCCCGAACCAAACGTTAATGAAAAGTAGTTCTCAGGGGTATATTCGGTATAGAATTTATTTACAATACTCATATAATCTCCTGACGTATAATTGTCCTTATCCGATGCTGCGGTTGGGTCTTCAACAAATATTTTATCTTCAATTAAAGATTTAACCTCATACCATCTATTCTGTGCAGACATAAATTCATCAGATGTTGGATTTGCTCCATATCCTGAACCGTCTTTATGTATAACTGAAGTTACCCCTAAAACATTTCTTTCAGGTAGATATATTTTTAAAAATGGTTTTTGGTCTAAACCTGATATTACTCTTCTATAAATTCTTGTAACACCATTAACAACCGCCTCTCTTTTTGTGATTGTATATGAAACCAACTTATTGTTACCATCAAAATTTGGTATTTTTAATCTGTTTGGTTCTCCTTTACTATTGAATGGATAAGAGAAATCAATATCCTCCACAGTTTCAAATATTTGACCTCCTCCTGAAACTTGTGCCCCCGCCTTTAAAATACCTTCATATCTCTCATCATCTTTATCTCCTCTTACCGGTACGTTGATTGAAAAATCGCATAATGCGATAGATGGTCTTGGGCCAGGTAATTTAATACCATACGTTCTTGCAATGTGAAACAAAGATTGTCTTTGTTGTGCGAAGTCCAACATTGTTTCTTGCCAAACTCTATCAATGTGGTAGTGTAGGTTATCTGCAATACCCGCGTTCATATCCAATAAAACCGAATAGATTGATGCGTCATTAAAATTACTTACCAAATCAGGGTAGTATTGTTTAGTTAGGTTCACCAATTCTTCTCTTAAACCGGCGAAATCTCTTGTTGCGTATGATATTTGTTTTGACATATTATAAATTAATAATTACAAAGTCTGGTGTTGTGAATGTACCATTATTAACCGAATAATCTATTTTAACTTTAGCAGTGTACGGTTTATTTGCTGCCGTTGAAACTCTAAATAAACGAGCATCTTCTTCTTCATTTATTGATGTGATTTCATCAGGGTCGTCTTCTGCTGACATTACTGTTATCGACTTTATATCTAAATTAGGTATATACTTTTTAACACCTTCTCTAATCTCTTCTTCAATATTGTTGTGTGTGATTACATCATTTTGGTCGAAAA